GCTCAAGTACGTTACGCTCAAGGGCTTTACGCAGGTCGGGGACAGGCGGTGTTACCGGAAGCGTGGTCAAGGATGATGGATAAAACATACTAATTTTGGATGTAGGGTCTGGGCGGTCAACCATAATGTTGGCAGTCCAGGCCTTTTTTTTGATATGGTATTACAGACGGAATCTGACCCTATTTCGTTGGCAGTCGGGAGTATTCGGCTGGGCTCGGTTCGTGCTTTGCGTAGCATAATGGGTGAGACAGCACGGCATTCATAGCGACAGGCGACGGGTTCAAGGTAACTCGTATTCTATTGCCAGAATGACTCTTTCGTGGGTCATTCTGCGCTCTTGGCTCTTGGTTAAGGTAACATGAAGACTAAACAAATGAGACGTATAAAGCGTAGTATCAGGCAATATGCCAAAGAACAGCGCAAACAAGAACTGTCTCGTTTAATCAAAATTCAGGCTTCCGAGATGAAAAACGAGAACTTAAACAGAATGTGCGGGGATTGAACAATGCCCGATAAAACATCAAACAACGTAGAATTGAACCAATGCCCGTATGAAGTGGATGGAAAAGTATTATTCATTGAAACACTGAACCGAATAGCGGACGAATACAATGAAGCACTTGAAGCAATGGGGGACGAGTAATGCCAGATAAACCACTAACAGCAAGTAAATGGGAAATGTTGAAAGCCAAGGTGTTTGGCAGGAAGATATATAGCATTGAACAGCCCACAAAGACAGAAAAAGGGTGTGAAGTGATTGGCTTCATGGGACGCTGTACGTAACAAATTTTAGTGAGATACCATGCCAAGCATAAAAGACCAAAGCACAGTAGAAGCAATAGCAAGGGAGTTTACAAGCAACGGCAGGAATGAAGAGGAAGCAATGCTAACTGTAGGCTATAGCAAGAGTTATGCAAGGTCGGGGTTAGGACATAGAATATACGCAGATATACGCATTAAGGCTGCAATCGCAAGGATAGACGCAGTACAAGCGCAAATAGGGCACAGGACCGTGAAAAACCTTGACCTCATGTATCAATCAGGCTTCGATATAGCCAAGATACAGAAGAATCCCGCAGCAATGGCCACAAACGCCACAGGCATTGCCCGGTTGTACGGCCTTGATAAGGACAATGAGGTTGGCGGGGATAAGGCAACTATCCTAACTCCAGAGCAGGCCCAGACTTACCGCGATATGGCCGCCGCTGCCAACAGGGAGCGGATACGCTTAAACAAGAAGGCAGTATGAATACGGCAGTAGTGATGGACATGATACGCCAAGATCAACTCAAGCGCCTGCAAGGACACCACGACAAGGACAGCATGGACTATGCTACGCGCTACCTGAGTGTGCCTGTGAGCCGCGCCAGTCCACGAACACAGGGTAAGGGCAGGGTAAGGACAGGGGGGGCTTAAAGAAAGGCGAAGACCCCCAAGGGGGCGGGCAGGGTACAAATCATAGTACCCCCCAAACTATATATGGAGAATACGAATTATGGACACACGTAATCCAGAGCTAGCGACTACTACTCTTAAGTCCTGCCCTGCCCTTGACATAGAGTGGGAAGACCCTTACGAGGGCGATTTATGTGCGGGTGTTGCTCAACTACAGGGGATGCTTCTGCATTTACTGAATAAAGCGGCAGGTATAGGAGCATGACAAATGAACGTAGGAGTTGAACATCGTGAATCTGACGCAAATTATCCTTTACAGGATTGGCGTATTCCTTTTGAGGGTGCGACTGATGGTGAAGACGATAATATTGACGTTGCATGGGCCATAATTGCTCAATTAGCGTGAAGGAGAATCAATGGACCGTAGAGAATTAGCGAAGAATGGTATACTGAGTTTGTGTGGTTTTCTGGCTCCGAAGGAAGTATCTATGTGGGACGCATCCAAACCTGATGTTACGTATTATGGTTACGCCGCCGGTTCAACTGACATTCCGCCCGAATGGGAGTCTGTGAATGAAGATGGGATATTGGAACACGACACATGGAAACTAAAACCGATGCCGAGTTAATTGAAGAGTTGGCCAGGAGGCATGATGAGTTAATTGTGATTCGACCTAACGCCTCTAATAGAGCGGGTAGCCGAGATGAGTTGAAGACGTTTTGCAAGACTAAAACTCCTGACGGGTCTTATGATCTTTTTGAAGCAATCGAGATGCTTCATGCAGCACAGGTTGGCTTAATGAGAGATTGTATTGTCAACAATGAACACTGACCTTATAAATGAACAGATGATGCAGGTAGACGCTGGGTATTGGGCTGCGCAATGGCCGATTAAGTTACAGGCCGGTCCGTTCACCTTTAAGGGTTTTGAGTATCAACTTGAGCCTATGGCTTTTACGGGTCGCAGGATTTGTTATCTCAAGGGACGCCAGAGTTTCGGTGCTACCATAATGGAAGTACTGAAAGACCTGCATGGTATGATAATGGGCAAATATAAGATGGGTGTTGCTCATATATTTCCGAACATGGACGAGGTTGGCGATTTCAGTAAGTCTATATTCAAACCTTTAATAGCAGCCAATAAGAGTTCGATTGGCAAATACGTCAAAAATGTAGCAGGTGGTACAGATACTACAACATTGAAGAGGGTTCGAGACGCTATGCTGTTCCTTCGCGGGGCAAGGCTTGGGCAAAAGGTAGGCGATTCTAACGAGAACACTTCATCGAAGACATCTGCTTTTTCATGCGATAAGTGTGTATTTGATGAAGTCGATTTCATGGACCCGGAGGCAATTGTCAAGTATATAGAAAGCATGAATATGTCCCCTCATAAGCATGAGGTGTACCTTGGCAATCCATCGCATGAGGATTTTGGAATCGACCTTATATTCCAGAGGTCTGACCAGCGGTATTGGTTTCGGAAATGTTCTTGCAGTGGCTTGATCTCAACTCCCGTCGCTACGACAGTCAGGGGATCATGGACTTGTGCCGAGAAGAGTTTTCCCGGCTGTGTCAAGATACGTTCTGATGGTACAGGGTATATTGGTTGTGATAAATGCGGCAAGGAAGTTCCTGTATGGGCGGGTGAAGGTACTGGCGAATGGGCTCCTGGCTATCGCGATAAATCTGATTATATGTACGGGTACCGGGCTTCGCAGCTAATGGCTCCACTTAACGACCCGGCTGAAACCTTAGAGAGCTACGTAAATCCTCCGTTCGGTAATCTTGCTGATGTTTACCGGCTGAAACTTGGCAGGGCCTATTCGGATAAGAATGAGAAACTCCGTAAGGGTGATGTCCTTATGTGTTGTGGTAACGACGGGTTGTCTATAAAACACTCCGGTCCGTGTGCAATGGGCGTTGACGTTGGTAAGGTGAAGCACGTGGTTATCGGAACGAAACTTCCGAAAGATAAATACGAAATACTCCGTGCGATCAAGATACCGGAAGGTCGGGATGGTTGGAACCAGATAGCCGATCTTGCCCGGATATATAATGTGAAAAGCACGGTGATAGATATTAGACCTTACGAGGACGAGGCTCGTGCGTATCAGGCGAAACATGGTGGAGGCATGACAAATCCGGAGACTTTCCTTTGTGAGTATAGTGATACCCAGATAACAGATTCTGCTTTCAATATCAATACGGGCGTGGTAAAAGTTCACCGAACAGGTATATTCGATCAGACGCACAGGATTATCTCTATGGGCGAACTGATTCTGCCGCGGCAATGCCCGGAGATAGAAGAGTTTGCCCGTCAGTGCTGTAATTGCGCACGATTCGAGGAAAAGGATAAGCGAAAGAATACCGTAGTTCACAGATACCGTCCTACCGGTGACCGTCAGGAGCATTTCCGGAATGCTATGAACTATTTTGTCTTGGCGTGTAGTGGGCACAGGGTAGGGACAGTATCGAGATATAAAACAAAGCAGTATGCTGAAGTAGATAACGAATACGAAAGAGTCTGAGATGACACCGGAAGAAATTATTAACATGAGGAATATAGAAAGATCCGCACAGGCCAATATACGGACTCTGTGGCAGGACACTTCTAATTTCGTCTATCCATACATTCAGATAACGTCAAAGTTTGAACCGGGAACGAGGCGTACAAGAGAAATATTCGACCTTACCCCGATGCTTGATGCAGAAGATATGGTGGCAAACCTGAAACACATCCTCTTTCCCGCCGGTCAGGTGTTCTTTGCGATCAAGGTTGGCAATAATACCCAGTTGCCGGATAATATTCAGAGATATATTTCCATGCTGACGGAGGTTACGCATGATCGGATATTTAATTCTAATTTCATAACAGAACTTGACGAGGTTTTGAGATCGTTGATACATTTCGGTCCGGCAAGTATCTTTTCCGAGTGGACGCCGAAGACCGGCTTGAACTATCGGAATACCGTGATAGGTACATATCAACTAATTGAAAACAGTAAGAAACTGGTTGATGGTATTATTCTTACAATAGAGTACACTCCGCAACAAGCAATAGATGAATTCAGTGACAAGGCCGGTCCTGAACTTATAAAGGCCGCTAATGACCCCAAAAAGGTAAACACAAAGTTCGAGTATATATATATCATCAAACCGAGGGATGTTATAAACCCTAACCTTTTCGCAAACGTCGGTACGAATATGCCGTGGGAACAACAGGTTGTAAATGTTAAGGAGAAACTAATAGTCTTTGAGAGCGGGTTTCCGCAGTTCCCGTATCATACTGCAAGATGGAAACGACCGGCAAACGAAAAGGATGGACGCGGGATTAGTACAGAATTACTACCGCAGATTAGAGTCCTAAACAGAATGAACAGAGATTTTATTGAAGTAGGGAATAAGTGGGCTAATCCGGCAAGAGAAACTCTCCAGTCATTTGATGGGAAGTATAGAACTTTCCCCGGTGCTAATAATGTAGTCAGGGAACTCCCATCCAGCCGGGCGGTTGATCAGGGGCTTAATGGAAACTTCAATATCACGGAAAAATCTCTGGATAGACAGACGGCGATTATCGACAGGGCTTATTTCAAGAACGCATTTAATCCAATAGACGACCTTACCGGCGACCGGAGAACTACCTTGGAGATCAGGGAGCGAATACGCGGAACATGGCCGAAGATAGGTAATCCAGTTGCTCGTATATGGTACGAACAGATCGCGCCACTCGTCGAAAGGTCTATCCTTCTCCTTATCAGAAACGGTGTGGTAGAACATCCGCCCGCAGAACTCGAAGGGGTGAATTTTGGACTTGATTTCGTTGGACCGTTCGCCTTAGAGCTTAGAAGCCAACAGAGCAAAGCGTTTCAAGAGTGGGCATTCGTCGTTGGTGAACTTGAGGCTACTTTCCCCGGCGCAACAGATAACGTGGATTCTGACGATGCTATTATGCGGCTTGGCCGTACCCTTGGTGTTAATACCGAGGACATGGCCTCCGAGGAACAGAGAGATGCGAAACGAGATGCACGAGCACTGAAAGAACAACAGCAACTCGCATTACAAGCGGCACAAGTTACTGCACAGGCTTACGGACAAACGACAGGTGCTGCCGAAGAGGGCAGTGTAGCAGAAGCGGTGGTGGGAGCGACGTAAAATGGCGAGACAAACAGACAATGAAAGAATCAAACAAAGGAACAGCGATTTCTTACAGACATTCAGTGGCAGCCCGCAAGGGAAAAGAATATATGACTTTCTGGCGGACTTCTGTCTAAAAAAAGAATGTACTTTTGATAGAGAATCTGCACGGAAGAGCGATTTTAATGCAGGTGCAAGAGCGGTTATATTAGAAATAGACTACTGGCTTGAATACGACCTGTCTACATTAGATGAGACGGGCGAAACTGATAATACAGAACCAGAAGAAAGGGAACCAAATGACTGATGGATTAGCCAAGACCTCGAAAGAGACTACCAGGGCCCCGACAATGTACCGGGAGATAGAACAGGGCGACAATGTTGCGAGAGGGCATGTTGAGGTTATAGAAATTATAGCCTATGACTTCGTTAGGATGGAAGA